ATCTGCTCGATCATGTGCCGGGCCGGCATCTCGATCGCCATGGCCTCGCCGACGGCGCCGATGACATCGATGCTGATCTCGTCGTCCTTGCCCACGCCGGTGGCGAGGTCGACGCTGTTGCCGTGGGCCTTGGCGGCCATGGACCGGCCTAGTTCCAGCGCGATGTTGCCGGCGCGCTTGTTGGCCTCGGCGAAGTCGACGTTGCGGTTGGCGGTCTTGTAGCCCACGTGGAACGACGGATCGCCGAAGCGTTCCCACAGGCGTGCGGTGGAGTTCTGCATGCGCAGCAGGATCTGCGCGACGAACGGAAGGCTGCGCAGCACGCTGGTGCCGTAGGGGTTGTCGGCCTCGGGCCGATGCACGGCGAACATGCACTGCGACGCGTCCAGCTCCACGCAGCCGATGCCGACCAGCGCGGCCATCATGTCGCGCGCGCAGGCGTTGCCGCGCAGGATATGCTCCACGTTGCCCAGGCCATCGGCGCGGCGATCGCCGCGGCGGCTGGGCGGCCGGTAGTACGTGTGCAGCTGCGATTCGCCACGCACGAAGCCGATGCCCTTGCTGTCCGCTACGCGCAAGCCGATCACCTCCCGGCCCTTGGCGTCGAACACGAACTCGGCGACGCCGATGCCCTGCTCGTAGAGTTCCTCGCCCTGCGAGGCGTACATCGCCTGGAAGCCGGTTTCCAGGTCATTGACCGGGACGTTCTGCATCCACGCGTCGATGATCCCGGTGATGCGGTCGTTGCCGCCCTCCACGCCGATGATGCCGTCCAGCGTGACCAGGCGGCTGACGCCACCGTCGAGCATGGGGATGGCTTCCTTCAGCGCCTCGTACAGATGCGGATTGACCGCGCGAGGCTCCCACGCGGCGAGTTCCTTGTGCCACGCGCCCATCGACGTGGCCTCGCGGGTCACGGCCGCGATCGCGCCGCCCTGGTTGTGGGTGGCGGCCGCGGACTTTCCGCGGAACCAGCTGGCGGGGTTGAGGTTCATGGATAATTGCCCTGCTCCACGATGGAGCTCACTGGAGAATCAGAATGGATTCGAATGTCTGCTGGACTTTCATCACGACATGGCCATGCCTTGCGCCAAGCGACTGGGCTTCTTGGGCGCAGGCGCTCTTCGCGAGCATCGCAATTGGCGTCGCTTACTGGCTGGCAGTTAGTCAGCGCCGACATCAGATTCAGGACCGTAAAGAAGAGAGGGAGCTCAAGCGGGAAGTGATCGCTCGTTCTCTGCTTCACCCCCTTGATGAAGTGCGAGCGCGCTGCGAGGTATTGGTAGAAGCTTTGAGAGCGCCGAACATCGATGCTGAACTGCAGAAGATTCCTAGCAATCTCTTGGAGCGTGCTCCCTAGTTCGATCAGTTTCGAGCCGATCTTTTTCTCCTTGGGACCACCGGCGCCAAGGTCAATGCTGTCATCGCTTGGCAGTCTCAATTGCGAATCTTCGTTGACGTCGTTTCGGCGCGACCGTACTCGCCACAGTCCAAGGACAGCCGAGACAAGGCGGAAATGAAGGCTGAGCAGATTGCAGAGGGGTGCAGGCAATGCATCGCAGAGCTTCGTGTCACGCTCGCGCCGGTCGATATGACACGAGGGTCGAAGTAAAGTCGCGGGGGCCTTCATGCTGCCCTCCGCACCGACCCCACCGCGAACACATCGTGCGCACCACCGTCATCGGTGAGCGACCGCAAGCGCCGCAGCATCTGCTGCCGGCGCGCGTCTGGAATGTGGTCGTCCTGCTTGCTGTAGATCGGCCACTTCGCGCCCGGCCGCGCGGTCTGCGTGGCCATGGCGTTGAGCACGTCGTTGTCGTAGGCCATCGCGTAGCCGCCTGACTGCATGCGGGCGGTGATGCACTGGGTGGCCCAGTGCTTGGCGGGGGCGTGGGTGGTCTTGCGTTCGCCGGTGCGGGTGTCGTCTTCCTCCAGCGCTTCGCCGTCCTCGCCCACGCAGTCGACGTTCTGCTGGAAGTGAAAGCCGATCATGCGGTCCTCGAACGCGCACGCCGCGAAGCGGTCGACGTTGATCAGGTCCTTGACCACGGTGGTGCCGGCGCTGCCCAGGTCGACGCCCCAGAACGGCAGGTGGTTGAACAGCCCGTCGATCGCGGCGATCAGTTCTTCCTGCAGGTGGTACGGGAAGCCCTTGGCGTGGATGCGCACGCGGTCGTGCAGCACGGTGCCCACTTCCTCGCTGAGGATGATCTCGGTGGGGTCGTTGCGCTCGCCGAGGTCGGCGCCGGCCCAGAACACGCCCTGCCCCGCGCCTGGGACATGCGTGCGCAGGATGTCGCGGAAGGCCTTTCGACGGCCGGCGTCATCGCCTCGCAGGATGTCCCGCAGCGGGATGCTCTTGTCCTGGTGCCACTCGTACTCGCCGACCTTGCGTCCCTCATTGAGCACTAGCTTCACGCCGCGCACGTCGATGGTCAGGCTGTCGGCCTCGGCATCGGCGTGCAGCTTGATCACGCGATAGCCGGGCATGTCCACCACGTTGGGCAGCATCACCGCCCACGGCCACACGGGGTTCTCGGACTGGCCGTGTTCGCCCAGCACGTTGCGCTGGAAGCCGGGCGTGTTGCGGCCGCCGAAGCGGCGGATCATGTCGGCCTCGCGCTTCTCGTTCCAGAACGGCGCGGGCTTCATCGTCTGCTGCCAGCGGAACAGGCGGAACCCGTCCTTGCCCGGCGGCAGGTTGAGCTGCGCGGTCTGGGTGAGGCGGAAATACGGCGTACTGCGATCGCCGTCCGGCACCGAGTACACGCGCGAGCGGCAGCCGGGTTTCAGCGCACGCCAGAATTCGCTGAAGATCACCTCCGTCTTGACCTTCGCGCCTTCGTCGAACAGGCCGAATCCGTTGACGTGCACGCCGCGGAAGGCCTCGCCGTCGTGGCCGCCCGGGCGGTAGTAGGTGCGCGCGATGCTCGGCCGGTCCGGATTGATCGGATTGGGCGCGAGGAAGCGGTGCATCGTGTGCGGGGTCTTCTTCGGCTTCATCCAGAAGTGCTGGATCAGCGTCTTGCTGCTGTGCCCGTCCGACGCGCCGAACTGCTCCTCGATCGCCATGATGATTTCGTCGAGGTGCGTCTGCTGCGGCGCGGCCACCAGCGACCACGGATTCGCCACGCGCCCGCCCATCGACGTGCAGCCGGCCCACGCCACCATCGCGATGATCTCGCGCGTCTTGCCGCACTCGGCGCCGTCCTGGTGCACCACGTCCTGGTCCCACGCCAGCATGCTCGGCCGCTGGTAGTCCCAGAACTTGTAGGGCTCGCCACTGTCCGGCTCGAACAGGTAGGTCTCGGCCCACCGCAGGGGGCACTCGAAGGTGAAGACCAGCAGCGCCTCGTCGATGGTGATGCCGTAATCGCCCCGCTCCAGCGCCCGCCAGCCCCACCCGCGCTCGGCCATCCACGCGTCGAACGCGTCGACGTCGTACACGCCGCGGTCGCGCATCTGCGCGCCGACGAGATCGACTTTGAGGACGGGGCGGGTCACGTCGTTGCCTGCGGCTGCGACAGGCGCCAGACAGTGACGACCACGTCCTCGTCGCCGGCGACGACGAACACCACGCGCGCCTTGCTGACGAGGTAGTAGAAACCGCGATAGATGCGGCCCTGCATCAACTGGGCATGACCCGGGCAGCCCTCGCGGATCTTCCGGCGTAGCACCTTGCCTGGCCGCTTCGCGGCCTCGAACTCTGCGACGGGGTCGAGGCCGGCACAGCGCTCGGACCAGCGCTGACGTGCATGTCGAGACAAGCGCGGGCGGTCTGTTGGGCCGGATGTCATCAGTCTTGATCCGGCTGTGTCTGAAACGATCGCAACAGTGCGGAATCAGGATGGCGGTAGTTCCACATCCAGTCCGGCATGGGGGCGAACCTTCCATCGACGCGCACGTTGACGCTGATCGAATAACCGGCCGGGAGCTTCTGGTACCGCGCGTCGAACTCCGCGAGCAGGCGGGCCATGTCGCCCTGCCACTCTTGCGGCATCGCGTGCATCAGCGATCGCGGCAGGGTCAGCCACGCAGCGCGAGTCAGGCCGAACCACGACCACAACGCGTCGTATCCCGGGCCGCGTGTGTCATCTAACTTCATCAGCCCTCTCCATGCTCGATGACACGCCCTGGCCGCTTCGCGATCCCGGCGCGCTGGAAGATGCCGCCCAGCGCCTGCTGCATGGCATCGGCGTTGTCGGTCTCGACCTTCGCGCGGCTCTGCGCCTGCGGCGTGGCGAGTGCCTCGGGCAGGCTAATGCCCAGCACCTCGAGCGTCTTGAGCACGATCGGCCAGCCAGGATTGGGCACCCACTTGCCCATGACCTCGCTGCCGTCCGCCCGCGTGATCACGTTGCCGTCGTCGTTGATCATCGGAATGCCGATCATGGGGCCGAGGCTGGTGACCTGCGTCTTCAGGTCGTGGAGCATCTGCAGCGTGCTCGCGATCTCGGACGCCATCATCGCGCCGACGCCGGTCATCGACTTGTTCTCGACGGCATCGATCACCGCGGCGAACGCCTGCAC